TACGGATACCGCGGCGGATACTACGGACCCGGTGGATTTGGCATCGTCGGTATCCTGCTCGTTATACTCGTGCTGTTCTTGCTGTTCGGCGGCGGTATCCACGGAAGGTTCTGATCGATGAGCGGCGAGTTCGACGACATCATCAAACAAGTCATGCAGTCGCGCGGCATCACGCCTCCACAGACAGGTAGTGGGTCGTTGTTTGACACTGATCCGTCGAATGCACAAGGTCTGCAAGTTCCTGGCAACTTGAACCTGCATCAGCGACCGGTCGTGCACAACAGCAACGGCAGTATCTCGACTGTGCGGTCTGCAACTGTCGGTAATGATCAAGGCCAACAAGTGTTGATCCCGACTGTCATCCCAGGTCGCGGCATTGTGCCGATTGACCAAGCACAGAAGTATTACGAGATGACTGGTCAGCACCTCGGCATCTTCGATACGCCGGAGAATGCAGACGACTACGCAGTTCAACTGCACAACAAGCAAGCCGGTGAATACAGATGAGCGGCACAACTCCTGAAGACCCAAACAAACTCGAACTGGACAATATCCAGGAGCCGGACGGTGTTCAGCGCGCATACGATGAAGCAGGTGTGCCGCCAGATGCGCCCGTCGAGCCGCCGCCTGTTTACAAAGTTATGCCGGACAGTCGAATACCGGTGTCAAGCAAGCGTGGCACACTCTGGCGCGCTCGTCGTGATCTCGCACAGAAGGCGATGGGCGATCTCCCCGATGCATGGGATGAAGCCGTGCGTTATTACAAGCACGATCAGCAGGAGCATCGTGACGGTCATGATGTTGGGGTCTCGGGTAATCGTTATCTTGCACGGCAACTCAATGAGCGTCTCACCTCGACAGAGAACATCGTATTCTCCAATGTTTCATCGCAGGTTCCTGAGCTTTATGCGAAGAACCCAATCATTACACTTACGGGCACACAAGGCGGCGATGAAGCAGTTCGTGCAGACAACAATGAGTTCGCACGTGCAGGCGAGAAGCTGATCAACTCGTTGTTCGGTATGAAAGGCTCACCGGGTGTCAATCTCAAGCCCAAGGCCAAGCGTAACGTATTGAACACACTGTTGATGAACCGTGCATGGTTCGAAGTCGGCTATGTCCAGAAGGATCAATCGAGCGAACAGGCACTACAGAACATCATCACACTGTCGCAGCAACTCGCCGAAGCCAAAGACGTGAACGAGATGAAGCGCATTGAGGCCAAACTCTATGCGCTGGAGGAACGTGTCGAGTTCTTGCAGCCGAGCGGTCCATTCGTGCGCGTGCGTCTCGCTGGTCAAGTCTTGGTCGATCCTGATTGTCAAGACCCTGACGGCATTGCTGCAAACTGGATGATGATCGGCGACATGTTGCCAACCGATTACATCAACGCAGTCTATGGTGAAGAAAATCCTGAGAACCCCGAAGAAGTGCACTCGATCTTCGAGCCAACACACATCATGGTCGGTGGCACGTCCGGTGTGAATGGCGGCGAGACCGACATGGGCAAAGACAACTTCTCGCTGTTCAACAAGGAAGCTGCATTCAAGAACTACGGCTTCAATGATCAGTCATCGTTCGACAAGGCCAAGCGCACGCAGGTTTGGTATGTGTGGGACAAGGTCACGCGTCGGCTCGAACTGTGGGCCGACAACGACTGGAAGTGGCCGATCTGGGTATGGGATGATCCATACCAGTTACAGAACTTCTTCCCACTCGTGCCGATGTGGTTCCACGACGATCCGTCATGCATGTATGCGAAGGGCGAGGTGTCATACTACCTCGACCAACAAGACCAAATCAACGAGATCAACGATGAGAAGCGCCGTGCACTCATGTGGGCACGACGCAACATCTTCTTTGATCCAGACAGTGGCGTAACGCAGGATCAAGCCGACAAAATCCTGCAAGGACCACGGGCGACGGCAACGCCGCTCAAAGTGCCCGAGGGCAAGAAGCCGGAAGACATGCTCTTTTCGATCACGCCGCCGAGCACAAACTTTGCGTCGTTGTTCGACAAGAAAGACCTGTATGCTGCAATCGACCGCATCGCAGCTACATCCGAAGCACAGCGCGGTGGTGAGTTCAAGACGAACACGACGAACAAAGCCATCGACTACTACAGCACGATGGGCAACATGCGTATGGACATGCGCCTCGACGCAATCGAGGACGCCATCGCAGATGTTGGCTGGAAACTGCTGCAACTATGTCTACGCTTCATGGAACCGCAGACCGTGCAAGCGATTACGAACCTCGATGTCACACAGTTCTGGAAACCGCTCGATCCGTTGGCCGACATGAACAGATGGTCGTGCCTGTGTGTCGGTGGTTCGACACAGAAGGCATCAAGTCAGGCAAAGAAGCACGACGCGGTCGAGATCGGACAAATCCTGTCGCAGTATGTCAAGGCAGCACCTGCAACAGTGCTGAAGGCATCACTACGCATGTTCAGTGAAGCGTTCGATAGCTTCTCGATCACGAAGGAAGACTGGGCTGCAATTGATGCTGAAGTAGAACACACATTGGTTGCAGGACAGGGTGGTGCACCGGGTGTTGGTGGAGGCTCCCCATCCGGTGCACCTTCACCTGATCAACCGGGTGCAACACCGGGCGGCGGTGAACCATTGCAGATGGCAGTGATGGTTACGAAAGCACTCGAACAATTACCGCCGCAAGTATTGAAGGCTATCGGTGTTGCACTTGCACAAGGTGCACCACCACAAGCAATCTTGGCACAGATGCTACAGGCCGCTCAAGGTGGAGGTGCGCAGCAAGGCAACGGCGCAGCACCACCGCAGCAATCAGCACCAAGTGGAGCTAGACTACAATGAGTTATGCACGCAGTGCCGACAGCGGCACATCGACTGAAGACACGATCCTCAACAACATCCCAGGTATCGATGACAATACTGGCGATGACACTGGTGGCGGTGTCGGTGATACTGGCACTAGTGGCAGTGACACTGGTGGTGCGCGAGGAACTTCGGCTGCGCCGACTGAAACGGGCGCTCAACCAACTGATCGCGTCCGACACGACGGACTGTTAGAAAGGCCAAATCCTGAGAACAATCGTGCGCGTGATCTTGTTGACCCTCGCACTGGCCGTATTGTTGCACGTGGCGGCATTGAGCGCCATGTCTTTGAAGAAGGCCAGCGGCATGCACGTGAGAACGCAACTCTCAAGCAGGAACTCAACACACTTCGACAGCATGTCGGCACAGTCAGTGAAGTGTCACGTGTTGCCAACGAACTTGCCGTCACACCCGAGAACCAAGTCATTGCTATTCGAGTAATGGCCGACTTCGTCCGCGATCCGGTGCGCACGCTTCAGTCGCTGATCGAAGAAGTCAAGTCGAAGGGTTATCCGCTGCCGTTCTTGACGGAAGGTGTGTCACCCGGCATGGACCTCAACGCAATCGGTCGCATGATCGATGCGAAGATGCTGCCGTTGACGCAGCAACAGCAGAATGCACAGCGTCAGGCCGAACAAACCGCCGCGCTGACGAAACAACTTGACGCTTTCCTGGTGACAAACCCCGAGGCCAATGCTAACCTCGGTGTGATCGCCAAAATGATGGAGGCCCAGCCCCACCTCACCCTGCATGATGCGTATGTCAAGATGATGCAGTGGTGCTACACGAACGGACTTGACTACTCGCAACCGATCAAGCCGCAAATTGACGCAATCAATGAAGCGGCGCAACAGCAACAGAACCAGCAGCCTACTCAGCAGCCTGTGAATGGCCGTCGTCCACTGCCAAACGGCAGAAGCAGCACTGCCGGAACAACACCAGTCGGCGACGCACGCTCATTCGACGAAAACTCTCCGTGGAGTGCCATCATTCGGCAGTCGATGGAAGAAAGTGGAATGACATTCAGATAGGAGTTGAATAGATGCCTGTTGGTTCAGTAGTTCCGTTGCTTGCAACGGTTCTGAACTCGACACTCACGAAGTCGCGCAAGAAGTTGATCATGGCGAGCATCAAGTCGTGCTCGCTCATGGCATGGGTCTTCGCGAATGACCGTGTCGAGTATGAAGACGGTGGTTACAATATCACCAATCCGCTGACGGTCGGTCGCAATCCCAACATTGCGTCATATCGCTACTATCAGCAACTGCCGATCGACCAGACCGACGAGTTTGACACCGTCGAGTATGGTTACTCGCGTGTTGCTGGTTCGGTCATCATCTCGGATCAGGAAGAAGACGAGAACAACGGCGCGGCTGCCATCTTCAAACTCATGAAGGCGAAGATGGATGTCCTTGAAGAAAGCATCAAGGAGAAGTTCTCGTCGTATCTGTATGGTGTCGGCGGCGGAACCGATCCACTCGGACTCGGCACCGTCATTCCGACCAATCCAACAGTCGGTGTGCTCGGCGGTATCAACCGCGCGACGCAGATACAGTGGCGCACGAGTGCATATAACTTCGCCGGCGGCATTGACTCGACGAACATCGAGGAAGTGTTCGACGACGTGTTGATGGACTTGACGCTCAAAGGCGACAAGCCGACCGTCATTCTCGTCGGTCGTAACATCTATCGTATCTACCGGCAGGCTGTGCGCGACAAGTTCACGATGCCGCTCAGTGAAGGCAAAGCCGGGAAGCGGATGTTCGATCTCGGCTTCGAGGGATGCTTCCACAATGGTATCCCGCTGATGTATGACGAAGACTGCCCCGTCAACTTCTCATACTTCATCAACGACAAGTATCTCCGGCTCACGATCCTTCGTGGTGTGAACATGAAGGTCAAAGAACTGACTGCACCGTGGAACGTCGATGCCGCAGGCTCGCGCGTTGTGTGGCAAGGTCAGTGGTGCACATGGAGGTGCTTCCGCACACACGGAGTTGTCACAAACTGATGCCCGAAGCGAACCTCATGCCTGCATGGCAGGCAGAACGCGTCACGGGTAAGTTCACCCGTGACATTACACGTATTGTCGAAGACGTGCGTGTCATCAACGGCCACAACGGAGAGCGCAAGATCATTACGCGCAATCTCGTCAAGGAGAAGGAGGATTTCACCGAAGGCATCATGCTGTATTTCCCGCAAGGTCACTCAATGCTGATCGCTGCGGATGACCATGAGCAGTTGATCCGTCTCGGCGTCATGCGTGACCCGCGACTGGTTGACATGGAGAGTGGTGAAGTCGCACCGCAGGGTTTCACCATGACACCGAAGCAGATCGTCGAAGCAAGTGAG